CGGGGGCGCCTGCGGCGGCTTGTGGACCTTCGTAGGTTTTGTAACCCTTGATCTCGTTGGAGGCCTCGTAGTGCTTACCATCGGCACCCGGGCCGGCTGGGCGCAGGTTCACCTTGATCTGCAATGGGCGCCCATGGAACTGTTGGCTGTCAGCCACTTGGATGACACCGGTTGCATGGCAGATAGCCGACAGCGTCTGGAGACCGATCTCGACGGCCTTCGGATTCGGGTTTGCCAGGTTGATCTTGTCGAACTGCTTGCGACCAGCGTAGGCACCGTCGAGGATGGTGTACTCCACCGCCAGGAAGTGGCCGTCACCCTTGGAGGTGGGCTTGCTTTCCGAGCCGGTCATCTGGGCGTTGTACCAGCCAGCCGGAATCGCCTCCATTGGTTGCTGTGGGGGAACATGAGTTGCGTCGAAATTTAGAATAGCCACTTTATTTAACTCCTAAGATTTTAGAAAAAACGAATGATAGATCCGGCCGTTCGACCGCGTCCAATGCCCCTGAACGATCTTTCGCGTCATACTGCAAATCAGGGGCGGTTTGCAAGAATCGATATTCTACTCCCTCTTTGGTTTTACCAATACCCAAACGGAACACTTCATCAAAGAGATAGGGCAGTTGTGGGCCAAGTTTAGATCCTGGCATGCTTGGGCCATACTGAACAATCCCGGTGAGTTCGTCCTTGATGGGTTCTTGCTTTGCTGCCATGACCACATTCTTTCCCGCAAGGTCGCGATAGCCTTTGATGGTCATCATCATCTTCTCAATGAGCTCGCCGTAGGCTTGTCGAGGGTCTTTGACGTTCGCCTTGGCATTGGCCAGTACCACCTCGCCGATCTCGGAGATGGAGTCGATGTAGACAGTCTGGAACTGGCGGGCCTCAGCCGACTTCTCCAACCATTGGTGGGCCTCGGTCAAGTCCTGCACGGTCTGGATATGGATCATTGGTATGGCCACATCACGTAAGGATAGCACACCGGACTCCGCCGACAGAATAATCGGGGCCGGAGCCGTCCTGGCCAGATAGGTCTTACCGACACCAGAGCGCCCGTAGACCAAGACTTTGATACCATGGAGAGCTGCGGCCGTCTGTGTGGTGGCGAACTTAAGAGCCATTGAGAATTCCTTCATGTTCCAGCTGGAGCCGGAAAGCTTTTATAACGTTGGGGACAACCGGGGTTACCAAGTCGAGAAGGGCTTGAGCATAAACACGGATCTCATATTGGGCATGACGGTGTAGGCGCAGGCGGAGGAAGTGCAACAGGTTGTGGAGGTCAACGGTGGCGAACATCCGGCTATAGGTAGACACCGGTAAAACGGATCGGGCCAACTCCCGCGGGCAACCATGCTCTAGCATCTTGTGGTAGAGGGAGAAGGCGTCCATGGCAGTCTTCTGCATATACATCTGCATGAACTTCGCACTCGGATTGACTGCATCAGTGCGCATCTGCTTATTGCTTGTGTGCTGAGTTGTAATCTGGCTAAGCTCCGGAACATAGAATTCTTCCGGGAGTTCAGCATAGCGCGCAGAGATTTCGTTATAGCTCCAAGTGCGATGGCGGTGCCATTGGCGTAACACAAAAATAGGCGCCTTAACCTCAAAGGTAAAGCACACAGCCTCAAACGGGCTGGTGTGCCGGTTAGCAAGCAGATATTGAATAAGCTTGGCATCCTTATCACCATCGGTATCGCGCCAGTCGGCGTCATATGACACGCGAGCGGCCCGGACTACCGACAGGTCAGAGCCCATGTGGTCAACCAAGCGTACAAGGCCGTGGTCCAGAACTTTAATGTGTGTTTGCATGATTTGTTTGAGCTATAGTAAAAACAAAGGTCCTGTCGGCATCGTTGGTAGTCATCTCAAGGGTAACACCACCGATTTCATCGAGCTCTTGAATCGGGATGGTGAACTTACCGTCTACGGTCAGGCGTTGAATCAAGGCGACGATCAAAGACTCTTTGAATTTATGCATCATCATAGCGTGATGCATCATCATGGCATCAAGGTCGTCCATTATGATTTCTCCTTAGAGAGGTCTTTTGGAGCTACCAGCTCCAGCGTCGGAGACTGGGGTTTGATAGTGAGACAGGTGTCGAAGAGCTTACCGGCCTCTGGATTGATTTCTTTGAGGGCTTTGTAGGCCTTAGTGTCCAACTTAGGTTCCGGCTTGACAATGAGACCGGCATCCACTTGGTACACTTCGCGCATGGCTTGGAAGATAGCTGGCAATGCTGCCTCATCGATCTTGCGGTCCAGTTTGTAGGTGCCCTTGAGCTTCCAGCCACCACTGAACTCGACCGTGTTGGTACCTTCCGTTGGGTCTGGGAAATAGATTTCGAACACCTTCTTACGGAGCTCGGCCTCCTCAGCTATGGCCTTCTTGGCTTCAG